TTGGTACAATTACTGGTAAACTGGTACCGTTACGCTTTTTTAAAGCTGGTGATATTCCTATTCCTATTCCGGGCATGTTTACGCTTTGTTTACAATTAATCTACCACTAGTCAATGTTATTGAAGTTATATACTCATCTCCCTCTGTTGAAACAATATCCCCAGCTTTTAAGTTTAGCCAATTATATCTAGCGTCTGTTTTAAAATTTACAACAGTAGTATCATTTTCTCCATTAATACCTGTACACACGCTTATTACTGTGTCCTCTGTTGCCTCAATACTTAATGCTTTAAAGCCATTTACATTATTTGTGTGGTTTACTATTAACTGCCCTGATGGTGTTAATCTTTGGTTTGATGAAAAGTGTGTCATATCTATTTTTTTTAATTGTTATTAAAAGTCACAATATGTATTATCATAAAATTGCTCTATTGTTATTGTCGCTCCCCAACCATAAACATCATCATCTAATACTCCTATTAGTGGTTCAAAATCTGATGTTAAAGATACTGTGCCATCATAAGTATATTGCATTACTGCTTTTAACTTAGAGTAAAAATTCATACCTGCTAAAAGCATATCACTCAATACATCATTCTTATTACTCTTATCCTGATTAACTAAATCTAAAAAAGCAATAGTAAAAGTAGTTGTACTTATATTCCCATTTAAAGTAGATTTATCAGGCGTAACACCAACCAAAGGATATGTAATCGGGCTTTCAGTTCCAAACTCATAGTCATTATCGAATAAAAACGTACCGTTACTTACTAACTTTTGGTTCGTCTTTATGTCGTTTAAAACTTTTTTTATTTGGTTTAGCGTTAACATTCTTAAATTTTTCTTCTAATTCTTTTAGTTTTTTAATGTTTAATTTTGACATTTTTAGTATTCTTTTGGTTGATAATTTCCAATTAAAATATTGTTATCCTCATCATCCCACCACTTATCATTACCTACCCAAATACCACCAGTTACATTGTTACGATTAGGTTTAACCTCGTCATAATTATTATTTTGTGTGTATAAAGGATAACTATTTACATTAAATCTTAAATATCTTGTAGTTCGTTCTGCAAACTTTTCAGCCTTTACCTTTTCTCTATCCATCAAAAATTGAATCTCTTGCAATTCAGCCGAAGTACTATTATCACTATTCTTAACCTGTACACCTTTATTCATTAAACGGTACTTCATATCAGGCAATGCTTCATATTTAGCATAGTGCATTAAGCAAGGCAAAACATAATTATCTAATAAAGTTTGGTTTAAAGACGTAACAGTATTAGTTCCTATTTGAGATAATATTTCATTGTATAATTTAGTTCCTAAAATTGGCAGAATATAATTTAATTGAGCTTCATAAATAGCAGGTGTAAGTATAGTCATGTCAACATTTTTATTAATGTTGGTGTATTCTTTTAAATAATTTTCACTTGTTATTAAGTTCATTATTTCTTCTTTTTAATTTTAGTTACCGACTTCCAAATATGTCTACAGTATGCAGTTGTTTCTCCTGTATCAGGGTTAGTATAAAAACCACCTCTATACGTCCAAACTTCCTCTCCTAATGTGTTAGTAAGGTTATCTAATTGCTCACGTGTCCATACCTTACCATTACGTGTCATTGCTAATAATTTTTTACAAAATGGTCTACTTGTTTGAGCTTCGGGTACATCGTTACGAGTTACATATTTATAAACAATAAATGTTTCAACTTCAGCATTTGGAACTTCTTTATTTACCGAATCTTCGTCAACACCTAATGCTTTTGATATTTCAGCTCCTGTTGCTAATGGATTTCCTTTTAATAAATCTAAAATACTTTTACTTAAATCATCTAATCCAGCAAATTTTTGTTTAGTTAACTGCTCACTTAAAAATGCTTCACTTCCTGTTTTATAATCAATAAATTTTTCTTCTACTACATCCCCTTCAGGCTCATCAATTGCACACGATTCAAATAAACTTAACACATAATCTTCAGAATTAATATGTTTATCAAAAGCACTAAAATTATTGTTTTGTGCAAATAAAGTATTTAAGTCCTCATCACTTAATCCATAGGCATTTTTAAGCATCATTGCTCCAACCTCTTTAGTTACCTTTCCATTAGTAACATCTCTAATCATTCTCTTAATGTGCATCCAGTCTTTACCTGATAACTTTTTTAAGTTCTCATTAATAGTAACTTCGCTTTGCATTTCACCTTCTTTTTTAGCTACTGGATTTGTACCTTGTGTTAATGTTTGAGTTGGTTCTAATGGATCTAATCCTAAGTATTTTCTAACCTCATCAACAGTAACATAATTAGTTAAGTTTGGAGAAGTTAAATCAAAACTTGCAGGTGTTTTTTGTCTTACTTCTAAATGACTTAAATCTATGCCATCAACTTCAGCTAATTTTTTAATAATATTCAAATGAACTTCTTGTCTATGCTCAACATAAGACTTCATCCACCTGTCATACTTTTGTAAATAAATAGTATTATCTCCAATAGTTTGACCATCTAAAATAATTGATGCTAATTGAGGGTCTATTCTATGACCGGTTAAAATATTTTGCTGTGTTCTTTTTGTAACTTCAACAAACATTTTATCTAAATCACTTTGTGTTAATGTGGTTAATTCTGCTTTCTGCCCTCCTTTATCCACAAAGTTGAACATCATTTTACCCGTATTTCCTGTTCCCTTAAACTTCCTATCAAATAATCTCTCGTATTTTTTAATCTCTGTTGGGTCAGGAGTGCCATTAAATAAACTTAACATTGCAGCAGCAAACATTCCATTTTTCATATTACTGAAATGGAAGTTTGTAATCTCAATATCAGTTTCTATATCTTGACAAATTTGTATATAATTAGGGTCAGGATAAATATTGCCGTATTTATAACTGCTTGGTGTGTCAAACTTAAAATAAATTATTTGTGTTTCAGTTCTGTTGTATGGATTAAATAAAGGATATTCTTTATAGCTTGGGTCTTTATCAGCGTGAGCATTAATAGTACCATCTTCATTTAACCAAGCCTCGCAATAAATAGCTTTTTTACCACATTCAGAACGTCTAAATTTTGCAAATTCTTGGTTATAAACACCATCTATTTTGCCATTAAACTTGTATACTACTTGTAAAGCAATACCATCAAATAACTCGAACGGTAAACAGTTCTTTCTAAATACACTATTCCAATCTTCAAATTGATTAGCATTATTTAAAAAGTTTTCATAAATAGCAATATCAGAAAGTTTTAATTTTGATTCATCATAACACAATCCTTTACCATAAATGTGATCTACTTTTGTTTTAATAATAGAACCATGATAAGCGTTGCGTTTATATAGTTCGATTAAGTATTCAGGATAATTGTTTTGATCTCCCCAATTTAACCAATTTTTACCACTCTTTTTTTTGACAATAGGAGTTATGTGCGATTCAAATTGAATCTCCATTAAATTACCTGCGTGTGTTATTTTATTGCCCATAACTTACTGACGAACCTTTTAAATCTTTATAATAATTATTAGTAACAGTTGGCTCTTGCCAGTACATTTTACCTTCTTCTAATAATCCAGTCATTGTTCTTAAATCCAAACTATCAACATTTGCATAATCAAATGACGATGCTGTTATTGTTTCGTAGATGTAGTATTTATAAAAACCATAATCATCTAATAATACTTTACCTAATAAAGGACTATTTACTCCCACCTCTATACTAAACCTACTTTTAAAGTCTACTACATCATATTCCACTTGAGTGCACGCTACTTTTCTATTAGTATTGTCGTTAACAAAAATGAAAATATACTGAGGATTAACTATTGTAACCTTCTCATTTGTAGTAACTGTGATTAAATTAGTACCTGTATTTAATAGTATCATTTATTATAAATACATATTTGAGTGATATATTCTAAAAAAAAAGCAATCTTTTTTACGGATTGCTTTTTTAAATTTTTATTTTAATTAATTACTATGCAGGTACTTTTAGTAAAGCTAACAATACATTGCCTACTTCATTAGCATAAACTCTTTCCTCACCTTCAAATACTAAAGAATAACCACTATTATCATTTCCTACTTTACCACTTGCAGCAGTACTTGTTACCAATCTCATTCCAAATTCCTCACCCATTAAACGGTATTTACCCATCTTGTCTTTTACTATAATAAGTAAATCTTGTTTAGCAAGTAATAAGATTAATTGAGCTACTGATGCTTGTTTTTTAGGAATGTAAAAGTTAACAGTTTGTTTATTACTTAAAGTACCATTAGTATTTGCAGTTAAAACCTCTGTTTCATCAGCTTGTCCATACTCTAATTCAAATGTCCAAAACTTTTTACCAGTTGTTAAAAATGATACAGAGTTAGTTAAAATACCTGAAGCTGAAGTAATTGCTATTGTAGCATTAGCCTTTTCAGTAATGTATATCTCTACAAGTCCTGGACTTGCATCTCTGCAATCTCTTGCAATTCCACTATTTATAGCACACGCCATTTATATAAAATTTTTAAAGGGAGTTGTTACGCTCCCTAATTATTATGAATTTAATTGAGATACTACTTGGTCACCAAATGCGATGTTAACACCCATTTTTAATTTAGCACTAAAACGTAATTGGTCAGCTTCTACAGCATAGAACAATTTAGCCATTGATAAAGCATCTGTTTCGCTTTCTAAATCTGTTCCTAAGAACATATTATCTGTAGCGATAGCGTAAATCTTTTTAGTCCCAGATAAACCAATTACAGGCACAATTTCAACATCTGTATTTTCTAAATACAATTTGTTTTCAGAGCCAGTAATATGATATAAATTATCAATACCTAATTTCATACGATAATCACGAGCTTCAGCAGTACCCATAAACACTTTTAAGTTTTTGTTTACTAACATATCATCGCTAATTTTAGCGTATACGTTTTGTAATGCTGTACGAGAGTTAGCAACAGACCAAGTTACTGGAGTAGCAACAATTGGAGATGCACCAGCAATCTGAACACAAAGTCCATCAAACTTATTTAAGTAAGCGTTTACACTTGTTAAGTCACCTTGCCAAATCGCAACCTCTTTACGTTTGTTGTAATTCATTACGATATCGTCAACGATTTCATTACGATATGTTAACATATCATAAGTAGAACCAGCCTTCATTGCTTTTTGATAAAACAATGGCTCTAATTCTTGTTCACACCATGAACCTTCTAACTTTATTTTACCAACAGTCAAAGTACGTTGTGTACCAGTTGTTGAGCCTGAAGCATTAAAACCACAAGCAGAGTTAGCTTGCCATACAAGTTCTGAGGCAAAAATATTAATAGTTTCTGAAGATTTAATGCCACTTTGAATAGTCATTAAACTTGCAGTTGTACCTTCCGCAATCATTTTACGGATGATGTTTTTAGCATCTTGTTCTGTATACGCTGGTATTGTACCGATTGAATAACCCATGTTTTTTTATTTTTTAAATATTGATACTGCTTTTTCTTTTTTACTGTTAAAAGTTTGTTCTGTTGCTATTGGCTCACCAATTGGTAAATCCATTAACTTTGCAAACTCTGCTGAGAATGTCTCAACTTTTGTTTTTAATTCTTTATTATCGCTCTCAACGGCATTAAAACGACTTACTAAAGCAGAAATAATCTTTGCAGATTCTTCTAACTTCTTATCATATTCGCTTTTTAAATCAGCCATTTGTTGAGGTGTTACACCTGTTTGAGCTGGTGATTCAGAACCCGGAGCTGTATCTGCTGTTGGTGTTTCAACTTCAGTTACTAAACCATTTGCGATTGTTAAAACTTGACCTGTACTTAAAGTAATTTCTCCATCAGGAACAGGCATTTCGCCTTCAGGTGTTACAACTGTTACAACTGAACCCACAACGAATTGAGGTGAATCTGATTTAACTACAGTACCATCTGCTGTTGTGTCCTGTGCATTTTGAGTTACAGTCGCATTATCAGGAGTTATAATTGGAGTTTCAAACTTGAACACTTTAGCAAAAAATTGCTTTTGTTCTTCAGTTAAATGTTTATTTACTATTTCTTTGAATGTTGGCATATAATTAAATACAAAAGTTTTTACACATTGGACATTTCACTAAATAAATTTTTTATAATAAATTCTGCTTGTTGCTCTGTAAGCTCAGTAGTTATTGGTCTTTCGTAGAAATTACCCTCAACAGAAAAACCTTTATAAATTCCTGTTTTAATAAACTCATCCCATACTTTTTTATCACCTATTTGAATAAAGCCAAACCAAGTTCCATCAGGTAATTGATTTTGATTTAAAGGAGGATTAACACCAATTGCACGATTAATTATAATAGATTGGAATAAATAAGAATCAGCGATAATCTTATTGTTATCGTGCATCTGATTAATATTGTTAGATAAGTTTAGTTTAGCAAACTTTTTTACTATCTGCTCAATAGTTTCTTTTGTAAACTTTACATTGTATTCTTTTTTAGTTTCTTCATCAACACGATAAATATTAACTTCAGGTATCATTAATGCACCTGCTAATATTTGCTTATCTCCATCTACAGGGGCAAAATCACCTTTATTCGATGCTAAGTTTATTCGTATAGTTTTAGCCTTATTAGCCGCCTTAAATGCAAAATAATCTTGGTCAATAGCTGGATTATCAACTGTTGCAATGGCAGTTACACCACTACCATCTTTTACATCTGTCTCAATAAATAATTCAACTAATGGAAGCTCCATAATCTTAAATACATTTATTTGTTAAAATTGTACTTTAGTAAGTTGATTCGTTTGTTAGCTTGTCTATTCTATTAGTAGTTTTTCTGTTTTCAGTTTCTACAACAACAGCTTTTAAAGGCTGGAAATTATTATTGTTATTTCCGGTAAATGTTGTGGTCGGTGGGGCGTTTAATGGTTGAGTTACATTAGGGGCTGTATTAGTATTTCCTTGAGGTAAAGAAACATTACCACCACCTCCTGTATTTATATTTCCAACAGCAGTAGAGTTGAATTGTGTTGATGCTATTTTAGCAACAGCAGCAATAGTACCAATGGCAGAAATGGCAGCATAAGCAGCACCAATAGCAGGAGCAACCGCAGCACCAACTCCGGTAGCAGCAGCAGCTTTTAACCCAGCACCATAGGCTGTAATTCCATTTTGAATACCTTGAGTAATTGTTAAACCTATTTGGAACGCTTTATTAATTTCAAACTGCTTCTTTGCTAATGCTAATTCCTCAGCACTTCCTTTTTGTACCTTAGACATTTTAATAGCAAAGAAAGCATCGCTTAACGCTTGTCCAGCTTGTAAAGAACGTTGGGTAATATCTAATGTAGCACGTCCCTTATTTTCTTCTATTTGTTTAAAGTACTCTTCTGATTTTGCTAAACGTTCTCTATCTAATTGGGCGTATTTTTCATTAATACCTTGTAATCCTTGGTTTAATAATTCGGCTTCATCCAGTTTACTTTGAGATAATGGACTAATTCCTTTACTTTGTAAATCACCAAACTGCTCATCTTTAGTTTGTTTTATTTGTTTACGTTTCTCAGTTTCTACCTTTGCAACTTCAACTAATTCTTTATTCCTTAAATCTTTTAACAACTCAATTGAATTGTTAAAATCGTCAACCTCTTTTTGAGTTCTTTCTTTTTTGCTTTGTGCAATAACTTGTTCAATAGCATCTGCTGCCTTATCAGCACCTACTGAACGGTAAATAGCTGCTTGTTTACGTTGCAATGATTCAACAATGGTATCATTAGCCTGAGCCTCTTTAATCTTTGCAAAGTTTGTTTTAACACTTATTTCAGCTTCTTTAATTTGAGCTTCGATTAATTCTTTCTTTTTAGCAAGTATTTTATCGTGGCTAACGCCTTGCGCCTCCATTAACTCAATTTCTCTACTAAGCTCCTTTGTTAATCCTGCGGTAACACGTTTTTGATTTTCTAACTCAGCATTTAACTTTCTTACTGCCCTTTCCTCATCGCTAAATAAATTAAATAACTCTTTACCAAACTTTATTACTTCTTGGAAGTTATCTATTAAAAACTTAAATCCTTCAACTAATAGCAAGATAGGAATAGCAGACATAGCAGAGCCAATACCTTTTAAACCTACTTTGGCTTTCTCAAAATCTCCACTACCCAAACCCTCACGAAGTAACCCAAACGAACCAGTTAACCCCTCAACACCATCTTGTTTTAATGAACGAGTTGCATCTGTTAAATCCTCAGTCTTATCTTTTAACTCCGCTAATGTTTTAGCCGCTTCTTTATCCCCCTTAATAAAGGCATCTGTAGCATCTTTCTTTGCTTGTTTTAAATCTTTTAATGAATTGATTTGTCTATCAACTCCATCAATAGTTACTTTAAATGCTATGTCTTTTATTTCTGCCATTTTTAATACCAGTTAATGCCGTTTGTTATAAATGTTCTTTTATTACTAATTGTTGGGATAAATGTGAAAGGACTGGCGTTATTACTAAATGTTTCACTTCCAAATGCAATAGCTTTAATATCACGTCCTGCTGTTATCCTTACAAATGTTACCTCTAAATCTATGTTTAATGATGGGTCTGGGAATTGAGCCTCAATATCTAGTCCTGCTGTTGTATCAATGTAATATGTGCTTATTGATGGATCAACTGTAAAATTAGCTGTTACTGTTTCGCTCAACTTTCCTAAATTACTTGCTATTACCCTATTATTATAGCTATTATTAATAGTAATATTGCTTAATCCAATACCTATAAAACCTACCACATCACCATCAACTACAACATTAGTACAATTCGTTAACTCTACACCACTTGCCCCCTCTGCAATATAATTTCCACTACCCCCACTTATTCTGCAAGATGTACCGAAGTTGTTATTATTCTCACCTGTTGTGGTACTCATCCCTATTACTCTCTCACTTCCACTCGTTCCGCTTGGTGGTGGCTCAATAGTTGTAGGTACATAAACGGCATGATCTGCTAACTTTAATAACTCAACTGGTGTACTTTGTGTATCACCTTTTAGTAAGTCATAATCACTTATTTTATTTACAATGAAGTAAGCATCTGTGTCCCAAATAACATTTCTAAAACTAAATTTCTTTATATCATAAGGATTTAAAACATAGTGCCTAATTTCAATCTTACTGTTCTTATCAGTAATTTGCCTAACCATCCTATCATAATATCTATTTTTTAGATTATTATCTGTATAGGTAGCTAATTGATAATTGTAGTAAATCTTTTTTGGAGTGTCCCAATTAATTGTTAATGTAGGTGTATATGGGTTATCACAGTCCCCAGCAAAAGGGAAATCTGTATAAATAGTATCACCACTTAATGTACTTTTTAAAGTCCAACTACCATAGCTCAAAGGAATAACACCACCATAATATAAACTACGAATGTTTGTTTTTAATGGTTTAACTATTGAGTTTTCAATTTTATAAAGTTTAGGTATAACTAAACCATTTGTGAAATTACCAGCTATTGGTGTAGCACTATAAATTAATTCTTTCTTTTGCTTATTCTTTAAAAAGTCATTCGTTACTTCATAAAAACCTGTTCCATACACCTCACCATATTCATCAAAGTATGATTTATTATAAAAATCCTCATCCTTTTTATATGTGTAATCGTAACGCTTCCAATCTAAATCACCCATCGGAGTTACTATTCTTTTTTCTCCTAAATCCCTTTTGCTAGTCCAGTCTAAAGTACCTGTGTAGAAGTTATCCCTATCCTCAATAATTACGTTTTTGTCTTTGGTTTTATCGATTTCAAAGTATAAATTTCCTAAAGCAATTTCGTTTGTAATCCACTCTGTTATTTTTGTGTTAGTTGGTAGAACGTAATTACAACTAATTGGTAATCCCTCCTGTGCTGATAAAGTTGATAGATTTTGGTAGAATACTGAACCTATTTTAATATCCTGAACTAATGAGGCTGTTTGACCTACACTTGTTAATTCAGCGCCATTATAAAATTTAATATTAACCCCACCTATTTGAGCAACTACCCTAAACTTATCACCAACAGCACAAGTTTGACCCGGTAAAACTCCTGTAATAGAAAACGATGTTTGTATTGCATTTACTAAACTTCCTGATGTATAAGTACCACTTAAATTTTTTGAATTACCTCCTACTGTAGTCCAAACACCCGAAATAAATTTTTGAATTTGAATAGTAAATATAGTACTGTTAACAACTACATTATTAAAAGTTAAAGGTGTATTACCGAATGTTAAATTAATAGATAAGATTGATGTTAAGTCATATTGATTAGCATTTACTATTGTTATCTCACCTGTACCTGTATTATAATTACCTCCAGCATCATTATAAGGTGCTGTGCTATCATCATTAAATAATACTACTGTTTGTAGAGTTGGTACGCTCCAATAAGTAGAGTAACTTAATGATGCACTTCCACTTTGGTCTGTTGATGTCCTACCAGCATAAAACTGTGAGTTATTTTGATATGTTGCGCTTACTTTAAAAGTATCTGATTGACAAGCTGGTATTATATGTCTTTTATAATAGGCTGAATTAATATAATTACTTGTATAAGTCCATCCTGCCAAAGCAAAGCATTTATCCCAAACCGTTTTCTTATATAAAGCAGGACGTAAATCTTTTACTTTAAAATTACTTACATCCCCATTATTTAATCCGTAATCAATTAACGGATATACATAACCAAGCCCATAAGTAAAAAATGTATTTGCTCCCAAGTACTTAATTGATGTGTCCCAACTATTAACAACATTTGCTTTTGTTAAGTCGTGGTCATAATCACTAAAATCTAAATCACTCAATAAAGCATCGCCAAAAGCCTTAAATAAATCCCCTAACTCTCCTGTAATTGAAATTTCATAATTAACTTGTCCGGTTAAATCATCAACCGTTATTTTTAGTAATTGTAAATATCCCTTAACCTGCTCAACACTATTTATTAAATACCTTATTCTACATTTAAGATTAGGATTAAAGTAGTTCAAACTAATATTAGTATGCCATATCAATTCAAAGAAGCGATTAACTTCTTTTGTGCCGGGTAAATTAATAGTCTTACTAAATGTAGAATTACGTTTATCAGGCTGACGAATATCAGCTATTGCCAAATTTAAGCTAATAGGAATATCATCAATATAGCTAATGTCATATTCTGTACCAGCCTGAGTGTAAACTAATATTTGCACGTTATTCATTATCCCTTTTGTCTTTGGTTTGAGTGGTTAAATAATATGTCAAAAGTTAAAGAACGCAACCTGTCTCTATTTCTTTGGGTATAACTTGTATTAGTTATTTTAACTGATTTATAAGCTGTAGTACTTCCTAAATCCAAACGAACATCAGGTGAGGCAAATAAGTCTTTATGTTGGTCAAATTCTGCCTGAGTTAACCAATCAGTATTAACTCTTAATCCATCTTGTAAATTCACACTCAATGTGTTTTCAACTGCCCCACTAGTGTCTAATACTTTTACATATCCTGACCTACTCCAGGGTGATTTTTTAAATGAGGTTGTTGTTTTTGTGCTATTTAACTCAGTAAACATCTTACAATGCAATGTATCATACCCTCCTTTACTATTAAGATAGTGTAATGTATATACATCAAACTGTGCGCAATCAACGTTAATAGTCCAAGTTTGTGAACCATCAGTAACGGTATAATAAGATAAGGCTGGGTCAGTAATTGTTACCGGTCCTGTAATAACAGTAACTTGTGCGCCCGGCATATTTGCTAATCCTTTATAACCAATATCTATACATTGATATTGGTCTGTGTAAAGTCCAGTACTATAGCTAGGTCTGTTAATTTGATACTGACCGATTATTGAACCTGCTGAATCATAAGTATTTATTAATATTGAATCTAAAAAAGTAGTTGCACCTTCTAAAACCAAAGCATATAAATAATTACTCCTATCTATATACGTTTTGGAATTTAGTGTACTTAAAAAAGGATAAGGATATGTTGAACCACCCGTGTCATAAACATAATCAGTTACTAAATAAGTTGAGAAATCAAATAACTCTAAAGCACCATTCCATACTATGTAATCAATATTGCTACCAGCATAATAAGCAGGTGTAGTTCCATAATATTCACCTATATTAACTCTTATTTTACGAGAAGCACCTGTACATTTTTTCCAACCATATTGATTAGCTGGTAAATAATTTAGCATATTTAACTCACTAAACTTTGACACGTCTATTTCTAATTCATTTGATGGGTTTGGATTATAGTCCTCAGTAATTGTATAACCACTTATTAAGTCAGTCATTACAACCCTATACTTAAAGTTAGGTTGAGCTACCTGTGTAGAAGTAGCAACGAACCATTGATTGTTATACGATGGTACATATATTGCTGGTTGTGATTGTACTGTTACTGCCATTTATTCTTTAAAGTCTATGTTTATTGTTATTTCTTTAGTTATTAATCCTGATAACTTGCTACTTAAATCATTTAACCTACCATCACTAATCACCTTATAAAAGAATGGTTTAGGTTTAATACCTTTGTTTTTTATACTCCTTGCAATCACAAAAGCTAATTGGTTCACTGCCTTTTCAAATGGTAGTTTTTTTACTTTAGTTTTACTTTTAGGATACTTAGAACTCTTGTACTTTTGTTGCATTTCCTGAATTACTTTAGGAGCTGACACACCAATAGAAGCCTGATATTTTTTACCAAAAGCTTTACTTGGAGGCATTGAGCCTTTTTGCCGACCTGATTCAATGTAACGCCAGTATTTACCATTAGCAACTATTTGTACAGTTAAATCATTACCTTCAAATTTTATCAAATGGGTAAAATTTAACTTAGCTTCCTGTGGTTGTTTTCTGCCACCTTTCCGCAAAGCAGTATTTAAAGAATCGTTTAAGTCATCAGTTAAATTAACAGCAAAAGCATCCAGTATTATTTTAATTTCATCGTTTAGCATTTGACATCATTTCTGCTTTAATCCTTACTTGTTCTAACATTTTATTCTTATCTTTTATGTATGATAATCTATTCAAAAGCCTAACTACTTCCCATTCATAAACAGCATCTTCTTTTAAAGGGTCTCCACCTGTAATCTCATCAACTAAACAATACCATCCCCAATGTTCTCTGAACTTTCCTTCATCGTCTTTAGGGCTTTCAAATGATTCATTAGGATCTCCACCGATTCCAAATAGTCCGGTGTATTTAGTATCCAATTCATTAATACTTCTAAGCAAAAAAAAAGCGTACAATATGCTTTATAAACTGATATCTGCTTAAATGATTGTTCTTTATCACTAAATGATTGTATGTCTTTGCATATCGCTTTTTTATAAACAACAGCACATAAAGTGTGTAAAATGTCTACTTCTTTTTTCTCAGCCAATAAAGTTTTAATTGTGATATAATCACCGCTATTAATTCCATTTACATCATTAGCAGACTTGTAAAGTGTTTTGTTATGTATCAGCCAGTTATGCTTTTTAGGCGAATAACTAATAGACTTAACCAAAGTTTCGTTATACTTTTTAACTTTAACCTTTGGTTGAGGTGGTTGATTAAGAAAGGATAGTTTTTTATAATACCATTTTAACTCTTTGAGAGGCAAAGATTCTACCTCATCATCTGTTTTGTTTAGAAAAAATCCTGCAATCTTCACCCAATCCTTATCACCTTCTAAAAAAGGTTGGATAGTTTGGTACTGTTCTACTGTAATTTGTTTATAGTTAAAAGGAAATCCCATAACTATAAATACATTTTTGATGGCTAAATTCTATACAAAAGTGTATTTGCCTGTATTTTTATTAATCTTATTTAAAGCAATATATCGAATGGCTGCTATTGAGTGGTCATTAGTTCCTATTGGTTCGTTTGGATTCTTATCACTCCATCTCCAAGTCTCAAACTCTTTAATGGTTTTTTGTGAACGTTTAGTAATGAATATCTTAAACTGCTTTAACAAGTCTATTGAATACCTAATACTGTCAGCGCCTTTTTCTGCTCCTTCTATTCTAAAACCTTCACGGCTTAACTCTTCAATACTTTTAGGTTCAGCCGAATCAGCTACTATTTGCATACTTTTTGTAACCCCTGCATCTCTAAGCATTCGAGCTATATCGCTATTGGTTAGCCCTGATTGGTATATTAACTCATCTAAATATAAGTCCTTATTGTACTTAAATACTTTGATGGCTGTAGTTGGGTCGTTGGTAAATCCAAAGTCCATCCCTATTCCAATTAACTCTGCCCCTAAAGGTATTTCGATACATTCCAGCCAATCATCAAATATAACTCCATCCAATGAACCAACCATTCCAAGCCCATAAACCTTCCATTTATTAGCCCAATACTTAGACTTTACGTTTAACTCTTTAAATAGTTCTTCTTGTGGCAAATAAGTATTATGAAACCCTTTCTCTTTGTATTCTAAAATAGACTTTACTTCACTATCAGAAAGGAACTCGTTATCCTCATAGGTAAGAGTAATAAAGTTGTGTTCGTTTATAAACTCATCCCCCCAAAATAACTTATCAGGATTATAGTCAATAATGGTTAGTTTGGCACGGCTAATGAATTGAATAGCTGTTTCAATATCCATTTTATCTGCCTCGTTAATATAAAGAATATCACGTCTAAACCCCTTACCAACATCCGTAACGTCAGCACCTAAGAAGTCTAAGTAACTGCCATTTCTGTATTCGTGCTTACTTTCTGATCGGTTAAATTCATCTTCATTTTGAATTATTCCCCAATCTTTACATATCTTTTTGTAGTCCCGAATAACGGTACGTTTCATTTTAGATAGTTCAGATGAAAGTATTGTAGCCTCCTTTTCTGAAGCGCATAAGGATTGAATGATTAATTCAATTATGGATATTGTTTTACTCGCTCCCTGCCCCCCACGAATAACGAATACCTTTTCGTTCGGGTTGTCAAGTATCAGGCTGAGAATTTTATAGTAAGCCTTTGAGTATTTATATTTATTTTCTGTTGCCAATATCAGGCAGGTTAGGTATGTTTAGTGAGCCTTTTAATTCAGTTTCGGTTTGCTCTTTTAGTCCGTTTAGACGTTGGGTAATGCTTGGGTTAAACAATCCCAACATACCTCCAATTATTTGATTTTCACGTATTTCGTTCTTTATACGTGAACAGATACCAATAAACTCATCGTAACATTTATCTTGGTTAGTAAAATACTGTTCAACTGTTCCGTATTTATCCCAGCAATACCTTTTGAATCCTTCAAGGGTTAGTGGTAGTTTAAAAGCATCTTCTTTTTTATCTCCATCCTTACCTACATATTGTATCTTTAGCCATTCTTTTGACTTTTCTTTTAGGTCAATTTTATATTCCTCCCATGCTTTTTGTAGGTCTGATTCTGTTTTAAATATACGTGTTGGGTGCATTGTTAATTATGATAAACTTTAAATACCATTCCTAAAGCTATAAACAAATCTAATTTAGTTTGTAGTTCGTTTAGGTAGTCAAAGTATTTAGTTGTGGTTAGTGTCATTACTTAACTCTTTTAAAAACTCTAATGTGAACTACTGAACAAATCTCTTTATAATGTTCGTTTGGTAATAATTCATCTACTGCTTTACTTACTGATTCAATACCTTTAAACATACCTTCAGGTAGATTGTATTTATTACAACAATCATCAATAACTAAATATCCACCTACTTTAACAAATGATGAGTATTTATATACATCTGAGTGAGCTACTTCGTATGAATGTCCTCCATCAATGTAAATAATATCCCATTCTGTTTTACTTGCTTCTTCTAATACTAATTCATCTGTACTTAACCCTTTTATAATTTTAGGTTGTTTAAGTTTAAAGTGTTTGTGTAGGTTTTCGATGTCTGTTTTATAGTCAGACTCCCAATGTCCATCTGTAGAATCTAAAGGAGTGATACCAGTTATATTTGCTTTAGGTGCTAAAGTTCTAATTAAGGCTAATGTTTGCCCTCTGAATACTCCTACCTCTAAAAAGTTAAAGTTAGGCTTTTGAGTATCGACTAATAATTTGAATAGCCAATAAAAAGAACGTTCACCAAATCCAAATACGTTAGCCTCTACATAATCTCTTAGGGCTTTTAGTTTAGGGGTTTTGTTTACTTCGGTTGAAAAAATTCCGTTTATGTATTCGTGTTTACTTGACGTATCTTTCCAAGATGCAAATAATTGATTTAAAGATTCATAACAATTAACTTCAGCTAATGGTAAAAACCTATCTAAAGGTGTATGTCCATTACCATGAATAAATACTGGTGTTGATTTACTTACTGTGTTTAATACTTTGTCAGTTAATTCAAAATCAGTTTCAGGACAAAATGCAATAGTTTGGAATACCTCACAATTATAATCTAACTTAACATATTGAGGATATTTTAAAAATAAGTCAGTAAACCATACTTGGTCGTTAACTTCAACTGTTAATGGATTAGCCTCTACAGCCTCAATAAAACATTGTGAGTTAGCAAACCATCCACCACCGTTAACAAAATGCCAGGGGCTATCATGTTTAGGGTATAGTGCCTCCTTTTCAGGATGAGGATAACAAGCACGTTCCGCACTCATTAGTATTAAATCCTTATGTTCTACCTTTGATAGGGCATATTCCATTTTGTTAACTGCCAATGTATCATAAGCATCACTATAAAAGAAGTGTGTTATATCAGGATTAGCTACTAAGTATTCATATACTTTTAGTATCTTATCACCGAATCCACGCCAATCGTGTGTAATGATATGGTAATCCCATCCGTGTTTTTTAAGGGATTGTTGCAATAACTCTGTTTTGGTTATGTCGGAGCAAGTGGTTATTAGTTTACATTTCATTTGTATTTCCATATAAAATTTCCTGATGTTTTTGTTCTGTTATTTAAACAGTCGCTTATTGATTGTCTAAATATACAAAGTTCTTTTGTATGCTAAAAATCTTTTTCTAATATTTCTACTCTGCCCAACATAAATTTTTTTAGTTGGTGATTCTATAATATATATTCCTACCTTATTCATTAAAACGGGTTGTAGTATATGCTTGTTTTACCTGATATGTAATCGTTAACTAATTGGTGTATTCTCGGAAACTGCTCACCTGCTAATCTTTCTTTCCATCCTTGATACTCGGTTGCCCCATCATCAATATGGTCTATCTCTATTTGTGGTAAAAATGCGTTTTTAAATCCTGCTATTTCAGACCTATAAGATGCTAATACGTCATCAAAACCATATTTTTCTAATTGATAAAGATAACCTATTTTTTCTAATAATTTATAATTATACATTTGGCAAGTACCCATAACGTGTTTTACTTGTTCTGCAACAATCCATTTTTCTCCAGGAGTATGCGGAATTTCAAAGTAAGTACTTCTATATTGCGGGTCTTGATGGGCTGGATTTTCGCAACAATCTTTCCTTTTTGCTCCCAATATACCAATATTATTATCTCTACTTATTGCTTCCTCTAATAAGTCTAACCACCCCTCATTGTAAATAACTACATCATCATCCATTTTAACACAATGTTGGTCAGGTAATCGATGTTGCCAAACTTTATTAATAGCTTCAGCAGTTCCTATATTTGTTTCATTGAATATTACTTGACTTATAATATCATTAAACGAATCAATAATAGTTCTTGTTGTATCGGTTAAGGAATTAACTGATAACATTAAGGTGTGCTTATTAAAATCAACAGTCTTTTTAAGACTTACTAATGTTTTAAATAAACAATCATCTTTTTTATTTTCTTCTGTTGAATAACAGGCAATAGCTATTAATGCCATTAGTTTATATATTTTTTATATAGTTCAACTCTTTTTTTACTTAACACTTCTAAGTTATACTTTTGCGTATCAATTTTTAATTGTGCTTTAGTGTCTGCCAATGAATTAGGGTTTTGATTTATATATCGGGCCCATTCAAAAAAAGTACGTTTATTTAAGTCATACGAATTCTTATCAGTAGCTAATACAGCATAAGGTGCATCGTGATAAACCATTGCTCCACAATCTTTAAACCCGGCTTCAATCATTTTTAACTCCGACTTACATCTATTAAATTCGTTGAACTCTAAAGGAGCTATACAAATGTCAATGTTATCATAACAGTAAGCAAAATTAAACACATCAATAGAGTTAATACGTCGATACGGTTTATCTAATCCTTCAGGAGTTTCTAATATTCTTAACTCATTTGAGTAGTTAGGATGATACTTTTTAAACGTTTTATGCCTATCAGTCAACATATTTTCGTAACCAATATAAATAGATTGCTCATTGAATTTAGCGTTAAAACCACATAACACCATTTGTATTTTACCAGCTAATTTATCATCATAGAATGCTTTTTGAACATCTTTATGTATTCTTAGCATATCATAATAGTGTGTGTTACCACCAGTAAATCCATAACGTATAAACTTAGATTTTGTTTTATGTGGTTGCCAACAATGTTCGGTTGTGTCTATTCCATTTTCAATAATATAAACTTCTTTGTTGAATACCTTAATTTTATTAGCAAGTATCTCGGTAGTTGTAATTACAAAATGAGCTTTTCTTATAGATCCCATTAAGATTTCCGAGTAACTATTTTGCTTGTAATCTTCATAAGCTATATGATTAGTAGGCAACTCCCAATAATCATCAACATCAATACCATACTTAATACCTAATCTATCTAATATGTCAGTATAACGATGATTCAGGGAACGTGAGAATATTACTAATTGAAATTGTTTAAAGTAATCTTCGTCTAATCCAGCATCATTCATTGTGCAATGGCTAAATTCATAGTCGTTATAGAAACGTTTTAATACTTGGTTAGGCTTAATCAAACGATGATAACTAACAGCGTTAATTACAGCCTTACTGTCCTTTATAGGACAATCATTTACTAATAGTATTTTAATCAAAACTTATAATTTTTAGGTTTAGGATGTTTTTCAGCCAAATACTTAATATACTTTAAACGATGTCTATTTGCATCTATTATCATTTCAGCACCACAACCCGAACATCCATTTTTATATTCAGGATTAATAACTAAATATGCTGATGCTATTTCTCCAACAACTCCCTCCATAGCACGTGGTACATACTTCTGTTCAGCATACAACTCGAAGAATTGATTATGCTTAATTAATATTTCACACGCTTCGTTATAGGTCATTATGACAATAATTTATAATAGATTCTTGAAAATACAATAGCAAACAATGATGTTAGAATTGGTAAATAAATCTGATTAATATTAAAATTAATTAATAAATAAATTACGCCAACCCAAAAGCCTAAACACTTAGAACAGTCAAATGGACGCAACCTATTTAAATCAAAACGCTGTATAATAGTTTGAGGTATTGTTGATAATTCAGCAAACCAAAAAGAACAAGCGGATAGTATTAATAGCATGGGCATTGTTTTAGTCTTTCTTTTAAATAAACTTTATATCTTTTACAAACATTAAATACAGCATCTTTTTGAATACCGGAACTATAAGCAAAACACGAAGGGCTTTTAAAGCCAATATCTGTTTCTAATCCTGCTATATTGTTATTTGAATAGTTAAACACTTTAGCTCTATAAAACACCTTTGGGTCATTACTATTGCATTCCTCACGTATAATATCAATAAGGTATTTACATATTTTATCCTTGTTTAAATCTTCAGTATTGTTATTATTTTCAATTAAATAATTTATTACTTTCTCCTCATCTATTAAAATAGTGTTAGAATAATCAAACAATTCGTGAGTGCTGGATGTTTTATATATTTTATGATTGTTTCTCCGAGACCAAATTTTGTAAATAGTAGCACAGATGTAATTTCTTATGTAACCGTTTTTAAAAGCATCAATAAACCTATTATCTTTTGTTTCTAAAATAGTCATAGCCGTTATTTGTATTAATTCATCTACCAAATGAGTTCGTTTTTTTACTAACTTTTTACAAAATAGGGTGTATTTTTCATCTTTAATAAGTAATTCAGATATTTCAGCATTGCTTATATTTGTTGCCATTTAAAAAAAGGGGGATTTAGTTACCTTCCTCCCCCCACTATAAACCATATTAACCTATGAAAACGATGTAAAGTTAAATAAAATAATTGATATACAAAAATTAATTGCTTTGATTATCAAACGTTTGCATTTTATTTACAAAATATGTTGCAAAATATTTGCATTTATGTAAATAATAGTTGTATATTTGTAGAGTAAATAAAAACAAATGGCAATTAAAAAAAGATTAAAACCCGAAATTTTACAAAAGTGTAAAGATAGCAGTAAAGTTAAAAGTAGATTAGCTTACGAATTTCTTAAACATTCCACTACAATTAAAAGATGGTTGGATAACGAATCTACTGAATTAACACGCCCTGATTGTTTAGGTTATATAAGTGAGGAGTTAGGGATAAATAAAAGTGAATTAACAATTAATTAAAAACCTATAAAACCAAACAAATATGAATTTCATCATACGTAGCCTACTATTTAAAGGCGATAAAATAGATAAGATACAAGGACTATTCGTTTACTGGGTAGTTTCTATGCTAATAGTTTTTGGAGTAATAATAACGTTAAGTCTTTAACAATATGCAAACAACAATAAAATCAGAGGTCGATTATAGAGACCCTAAAACATACGGTAAACCTTATAAGGATGCTTCTATTGAATTATCAGACTTAAAGTTTGCAGGAGTAGAGGCTTATATGTGTAAGATAATTGGAACTAATCTATTTACAACAGTACTTCTAAGTAAGTGGATAATCGAAAACAAGTTGAAACATTTAAAAATAGTAATGTAATGGATTACAATTTAGAAGGAGCGCAAAGACACATACACTTTATGGATAGCCTACCAAACATAGAAGAAAAACAATACTGCTGTATTAAGCAAACTGAATGCCCGGAATCAGAAATGGTTTATATCAAATCTCAACGTGAATGGGTATGTATTGATAGTATAGATGAGTATTTACAAATGCACTACATAAACTCGGAGCTTGGAGAGTATAATAAAGTAAGTGAAGAAATAGAAATATTAACCAATAAAAACATATAACCAATGGACTTAACAAAATTTAATTTTCCTGAGAATGATTTAACTAATAAAGATTTATTAGCTGAAGCAAAAGAACGTGGATTTTACAATGGTCATACTCCTTACAATAAACTTTTTTCTACTTTGTTTTATAGTGGTGGGAAGGTAAAATTTAAGGAAAATGTAGATAAAGATTTTATAAAAAAAGCATGGGGATATTGCCGTTTTTTTATGGGCAGTTGGTCGCCTAAACATGAAGAAAAAGAGGCTATTTGTGCCTTACTAATGAGTGAAACTTTAGAACCAAACTTAGACTTATCATGAACCCACTAATCAAAGCCTTCATTAAGACTATCGGAATAAACGAAGTAGTTAACTGGAATCAAGCTAAATGTAAGCATATAATGTTTAAAGCATTTAAAAAACAAGTAATCAATAATTTAATAACTAACAACTAAAACAATGAACGTAGAATTAACAGGAACAGTACACCTAATAGGTGCTTTAGAAACAATCAGTACTAATTTTTCTAAAAAAGAATTGGTAGTAACAATCGACGAGAATACACCATACCCTCAGTATATCTCAACACAATGCGCTAATGCTAAAGTTGATTTACTTAACGGAATTAATCATGGTGACAGAGTTAAAGTAAGCTGTAATCTTAACGGTAGAGCTTCAAATGGTAAATACTATAACCAAATTTCTGTATGGAAAATAGAGAAGCTATAACCAAAGATGGTAGCCTATTCGATAGAAAGGTTTTATCTGATAACATTAAGCAAGAACATAAACGCCAAATGTTAGATAGAATTATTGATGTTGAGTTACAGTTATTAGACCATGCCAAAACTATCGGACAGTTAAAAGAATTAGGTATGAGCTACCAATGGCACGAAAATAAGTGTAATGCTTTAAGAGTTGAAATGACAGACTTAACTAAAGAATTTCTAAGTAAATATTAACCTATAAAACCAAACCATAAATGGAAACCGAAAACAAACAAATTACTTTACCCACTATACAACAGTTGGTTGAAGATAATGAACTAACTATAAGGGACAATGCTCTAATGGTTATACTTAATAGCCCCCCTCCTAAAAATTGGATTAAAACACACCCAATGACTAAAGGTGATTATTTGCCAATAGAAAGAGTTGAATACCTACTTAGCCGAATATTTACTAAATGGTCGGTAGAGATTAAAGCAACTCAGGTTATTGCAAATAGTGTTGTGGTTACTATTCGTTTATATGTTATTAATCCTATAACTAATAGTGAGGAATGGCAAGATGGTATAGGTGCCATGGCAATACAAACCGATAAAGATAAGGGAGCTATGGATTGGAATTTTGCCAAAGCTGATGGAGTAATGAAAGCTGCACCTGCTGCCGAAAGCTATGCTATAAAAGATGCTGCTGAGAAATTTGGTAAACTATTTGGCAAAGACTTAAACCGTAAAGAAAATATCGAATACACATCACTTTTAAAAAACCCTACTAAATGGAATCAACAAATATAATTGAGGCTTATAGCCCTGAATGGTGGAAACAAAGACATGGTTGCTTTACTGGAAGTGAAGCATGGAAACTTATGTCAGAGCCTAAAAGTAAAAAAGTTTCATTTTCTGTAACTGCCGAAACATACATTTTAGAAAAGGTTTGGGAATATTTATCTCAATCTTCTAAAACTGGAGTGGATAATTTTGCTACTCAATGGGGTGTTGAGAATGAGCCTTTAGCTAAAAAATGGTACACTAAAATAACAGGTAATGAAATACAAGAATCTCATTTAGTATTTAAAGAAGGTTTAAGTGGTTTTAGTGGAACGCCTGATGGTTTCATAGGTGAAGATGGTTTAATTGAAATTAAATGCCCTTACAATGGTGCTAATCATTTAAAGCATTGCATGATTGAATCACACGATTGGTTTAAGTCAGAGCATAAAGAATACTATTGGCAAGTTCAATCTTACCTCTTTTTAACTGGTAGAAAATGGTGCGACTTTGTTTCTTTTGATCCACGTATAAATTCTGATTTTGGGTTTTTTAAATACCGAATAATGGCTGATTTTGATGATTGTGAATTGTTAGAAATTAAAGTAAAAACTGCCCGAATTAAATATTTAGAACTTGTAAAAACATTTTCTGATAATGACTAAAGAAGATTCATTACAAATACAGGTTATTATCTACCTACAACTTCAATACAAAGATAAACTATTCTTTCACGTTCCGAATGGTGGT